TAAAAAGATTTATAATATATTCATTATTTAAATGGGGTTAGTATCAAATTTATAATGTCTTTGAACATTGTTTTTTCCAAAAAAAAATTGCCCTAAAAATAAGGCAAGTATTATAAAAAATTAATATTAAATTCTATTTAAAAATTGAAATAAACTTTCTTTTGTTTACTTGCTTAATAACTAATAACAAGGGGTTTCACCCCCTGTAAAATATATTATTCTAAATAAGAAATCATAATTTAAAAATTTTTCAAACTATTTTTTCTTAGTTTCTTGAAATTTAGCCCAAATTCAAATCATTTATTTTTAAGACATTTACAATGTTTTATTTAGTTTTAAATCCCTTGTTTTTGCAAGTTTTAAATGCCAGCATTTATATTTTGCTTTCTCCCCAATATATTCTTTTGCTTACAAAAATTAGGGCAAATTTTAGGGCAAAAAACTCTAACAATATTTGCAGTATTGCTGGAGTTATTATAATCCTATTACACTTTCATTTTATCATAGATAACTTGAAAAGACAACGGAGTCGTAAATGAAAAATTTAAAAATCAAAAACTTAGATGAAAAAGATATTCAGAATCTAAAACAAATTAAAATTATAGAGCTGGAAGAAATAAAAATACAGGATTTGAAAATTCTGAAAGTTAAAATTGAGACAGCTATTAAGAATATAGAAAAAGAATAAGAGCCTTGTGTGGCTCTTATTTTATATTAATGAATTTTTAAATTTATTTTCCCATAAATATAAAGTATACTATATTTTAGTAGAATTATAGAAGAAGGAGGAACTATGGCGGAATTAGGTTATTTTGAAGTAGATATAAAAAATATTCACTTAGACTGGGGAATTCCAAGAAACGGAAGATTACAAGAACACGGAGAAGGATATATAAAAATTCCATCCGAAGAAGCTCGGAGGCTAAAAATCTATAATCATAGCTTTTTGGGAAAGGATGAATACGGTATAAATTTGTTTTATGCGGAATTTCCTGATGGTTTCAAAAAAGGAGAGAAAATTACCTTAAAAGCAAGTGGTAACTCTGGAAAAAACGGTCCAAATTCTCAATATGCAAAAAATCTCCATGGCGAAAGAAATTTAAAGTTAATAAACGAATGGTTTAAATTCAGAAATGCTAATACTAATAACAAAGTTAAAGTTTCTGTAATTTCATATAATACATTAAGACTCGAAATAATATAAAAAACAAAAAAACTAGCTCACAATAAAATTTCTATAATTCTACTCAGCTAATTTTTTTATTAAATTTTTTCCACAACACTTTCATAAGGCATTCCAGCAAAAGTTTTTAAAATAGCTTCAAATATAATTTTTACACCTTTCGGTGGAACAGCCATTCCTATCTGCTTTCTTACTGATTCTTTTTTACCGACAAATTCAAATTCATCTGGAAAACTTTGAATTCTAGCTCTCTCTCTATTGGTTAAAGCTCTATTTTCTTTCCAATGATACCCATGTGTTCCGCCACCGCCACTTGCAGTAATTGTGTACGACGGCTTTTTCGAATCAAGTCTTCTATATATTTGACTTAACTGTACTTTTGTTTTTATTTTCAAATTTTCTGGCACTTCATCACACCAAATATTTTTACCTTCTGGAATATGTTTTAATTTCTCTATAACTCTTTTTTGATGAATTGGCAACTCGTTATTTGTTGCCCAATCAGGTATATTAGAAATAGCCTCCTTTGAAGTTACATATTTATCTTTTGTGGTTGGAGCAGGAACTTTAAATTTTAATTTCAAATCTTTTCTTATTCCCACTATAATTATTCTGCTTCTATATTGTGGTACTCCGTATTCTTCAAATTTATATAAATGTGTCGTAAGTTCATAACCATACTTTCCAGCAGATGATAACTCTTCTAATATTTTTTTTATATCTCCTCCATTATTGGTTGATTTCAACCCTGAAACATTTTCAGCTAAAAACCATTTTGGGTTATGTTCATTCAAAACTTCGATTCCAAATTTATATAAATTTCCGTAATCTCCTTTGGTTCCTTTCTTTTTTCCTACATCACTAAAATCGTTACACGGGAAACCAAAAACGAAACAGTCTATTTTTTTTAATTTTTTTATTTCGATATCTTTTACATTCGCATTTATAACACTTTTGGGATTATCAGGACAAATATTTTTTCTGAAAGTTTCACAAGAATCAGAATCAATATCATTAGCCCAAGTGTGATCTATGGCAAAAACTTCTCCTGTTGGTGCAATTACATTTGCTGATATTGCGGCATAAGATAGACCACCAGGTCCTGAAAAAAGCTCTCCTTTTTTAAAAATCATAATTATCTCCTTACATGTAATATATACTATAATATTAACACAAAAGATAAAAAAAAGCAGCCCCCTATAAGAATTTTTTATATTTTTTTGAATTTTAAAAAAGATAGCCATTTCTGACTATCTCCCAAACACTTTGACAACTATCTTTTTCTCTTTATCTTCATCAACCGTTCTTTGTCTATCAAATCCAGCAATAATTATCAATGCCACCATATTTGTTCCTATCAAAAGCAACATATCCTCTTTTTTTGATTTTTCTTCGATATTATCAAAGATTTCTTTATTACTTTCACTTTTTAACCTGCTTCTTAATAAATTCAAGTTCTGATGTCTTTGATAATTTCTTAACTTCAATGTCAAAACTGAATTTAAAAATATAACGGCTAGCATAATAAACGCTAATTTTCTACTTTTGCGATGTTTTTCCATTGTCATCACCTTTATCCTTTTTGACAAACCCCAGCTTTTCCAGCAGCAATTCTAAAAAGCCTGTACTAATCCCATATCTTTTTTGGTTTATCGTTTCCAGCAATGCCTCTCCAAAAAATCCAAAAACTGGACTCCACGGATACAGGTATTCTGCCGAAAAATGTCCTATTATCTTGTTTAAAGACAATGTTATTGACATAGTCATCCCAGCAACTGCTATTCTTTTCAAATATGGCTTGACAGGCTTGTTGTCAACCATTTTTTGAGCCACTACACCAAATAATACTCCGCTAAAAAATAAGATCAAGAAAAGTCCGTGATTGTCAATTATTATTTTTAAGTCCTCTATCATTTATGCTCCTACAATATGTTTTTGTTCCCTGCTTTTTCCTCATCGAAAATTTGTTGCAACACAACTTTTAAGTCAAATGTTTTTCTGGCTTCCTTTAAAACTTCTGTCAGAACTTCTTCGCCAATTTCTTCTGCAAAGTCAGGAATCCATTTTCTGTCAATTGATTTTTCTTTTTCCAATAATTCTTCTAATTTATCCCAGAAGCCTTCATACACCTGCTTAAATTTTTCTGCTCCAGCTTTTCCTTTTGCAACTATTTCTGTTTTATAGATTAAAGTTTTTCCTAATTCCAATATTTTACCTGTCAAATATATTTTTGCTGCTAATTTATCCATTTTTATCACTCCTATTTTCTTATTTTTTACAAAAAAAATCACAATCAAATTAATGACTGTGATTTATATCTTTAATTGCTATTCTAACAAGCCTTCCATAATTTCATTATGAAACAGCTCTACTTTTTCCGCTATTTCTAAAAATAGTTCTTCGCAATCTGATTTCAAATCTCCTATTATAACACTTGTATCTATCTGCTGTATTGGTATTGAAACCATTCTATGTGTCCTAATATACGATAATCTAGTCAAGTTTATTTTGGGAAATTTTGACGGATCTATTTCTATATCGTATATCGGGTTTACATTTGTTCTGTTTGGAATAGTTGAAATAGGAAGAACTACATAATCATCATTTTCAGGACTTTTTAATACTAAAGCAGGTCTTGATTTGATTGAATTTCTATGTAATTTTGTATCGTAGTATTGAGTTAAACATCTGACTATTTTTCCTACCATCAAACCACCGCTTCATAGTCGTCAAATTCATCATAGTACATATCCCACATATAGTCATAAGGTCTTACTTTCTTTGCATCTTCTCTTATGTCTTCAGTTTGGATTTTAATCCTTCCGTTTTCTTCTTTTTTAAGTCCCTTTCGAGAATTGATCCAAGAAGTCTCTTTATGTGTTAATGCACTTAACTTCCACGATGCTAATGCTCCGTATTCTTGAATTACATTGTTTATTATGTATTTGCTTTCACTTTTTATGTCTTCTGTTTCATAGTTTATTCCATCTGTTGTGTAAGAAGTTCGTACCTCTCTTGATACAGGTCCATACTTCCAGCCTTCAAACGCCTCATTAAAAAGAGGTTCATTTAAAATAGCAATCGTTTCCCTTTGGGAAAAATATAGCAACTTCTGTAATTTCATTTCATCAATAACTTCTCCTGTCACTCTTTTATATTCATTAAAAATATATTGAGCAACATTTATTATTTTTTCCATATTGCCACCCTCCTCTTGTTATCATTTGACAACTAAATTATATCTTAAAAGTAGCAAAAGTGCAACAAAAAATCGTATAAATCCGAAAAAATCTTATATATCACAGTCATTATTCAATTGTCATTGTCCTAACTCTTTATTTTATCAATATCAATTTTAAGCTAGCTAACAAGCCCTGCAATCAATTTTACCTTGTTAGCCAACCTTTTATACTAAAATTATTTTTAACGTTCAATTTCAGCTCGTATCAGAGCCGTTTTCGCATTACTTTAGTTCAAAATGTGGTGTATCATTCATTTTCCAGTTTCCACCCCATTCGATGTTAATATTTTTTGATTTTGCAACTGCCAAGATATGATCTGCTATTAATTTTAATTTTTTATCATCATATCCTTCAGCGGATGTGAATTTTCTATACACACCATTTTCGATAACTCCGCAAGGGAAAATGTCAACAGCATGCCCAAATCCATCAGATTTTATTTGATGGTTTGATTTCGCTCTTTTCCCATCACAATCTGTTACAATTCTTCCTGTCTTGCTTCTTCCAATTTGATATAAAGCAAACTGTTCTTCCGTTGTCCTAGCTCCTGCTGTTATTCTAAAATCATACGGACTGTTTGTAATTGCTTCTTTCATAACTTCAACCAATTTCGGATGTACTTTTTTCATTTTATCCAGACTTTCTTGACTAAAAGAATATGTTTTATTTCCCATCGTTGTATTTTCCTTGTCCCAATCTTTCAAATATTCCTCCTTTTTTTGAACTCTATTTAGCCAGCCTGCTAAAAATTTTTCCTGCGTTTTGTCATCAGCAACTTTTGCTCTATAATAAATTCTCTGCAAGCTATGATAAACTTCTAAAAATTTTTCAGAGTCTACTGCATTCAATGCTTCCAATGTTTTGTTTCCAATTATTCCGTCTGCATCAAGATTTGCATTAGTAAGTTGATTTATAGCAATCTGTGCATTTTTGATTCCGTTTTTGCCACTATTTACAGTCCAGTCGCATATAGATAGTGCTACTTTATCATTTGTAACTTTATCCAGCATGTTTCCTAAGTAATATTTTTTTAGATATATATTTTTTGCAAAATCTATTGTTAAATCTTGCATATCTCCCTTATATCCATATTTTCTTGCTTCTTCTTCAATAATTCCATATTTTGTTTTACCGCCCTTGTCGTGCTTGTCATTAGAATATCCGCCCTCAACTTTCAGCAGATAATCAAATATTTTCTCAAATCTGTCCATTTAAATCACTTCCCATTCTTCACTAAATAATTCAATCATAGTTTCTTTCCAAGGCACTCTACCGTATCTGGATTCCACATATAGATATGGAGCTGTCATTTTACTGTTTTCATCAGGAAATTGTGCTTTTATCACTACATCCTTGCTCCATTGCGGCAATCTCATTGCTTTTCCTTTTTTTACTTCTTCAAATGCTTTCCCAAAATTCATCTATACCACTTCCTTTACTTCTTCGACATTTAATATTATGTTATCTTTTTCAAATTTTACTCCAACAACTTTATATTTTTTACCGTCCAATTCTATTTCTGTGCATATCAATTTT